GACAGTCCAGAAAGACATTGGATTGTTTTGATGTTTAATGATATCTACGACCCACAATTTGATTGGCCGTTAGATGAAAGAAATCTAATCACCTATATTGACACCAAGTATTCTGCTAACAATTATGCGGATACCGCAAATACAAGCGTTAAAGGTATTACATGGGCATTGAATAGTGGTAATGTTCAAGCATATTATAAAGTTATTACCAGAACTAATTCTGATGGTGTCTCATTCGAAGAAAAAATAGAGTTGGATGCGGCCACTTATGCAAATACTGGTGCAACAACTCAAGCATATACATTACAAGATGGTAGTCAAATTACAGAAGTGGTTTCAAAAGAAACTCAATCTTATTACCAATATGAAGTTGATGTGAATGAAGCAAAACGAACAATTAAATTATTGAAACCTGAATTTGTGCAAGCGGTTGAAAAAGAATTCAAAAAGGTAATTAAGGCATGAGTCTTTCGTTAAGCAAGTCAACTCAATTTACAATCAATGAATTGAGTATTGTAACCAAAGCGGGACCAATTGACATTTCAGTTATCTATGAAGAAATCAATTTATTTGATTCTTTGTTTTTACCTGTAATGAGTGGTAACATTTTGATTAATGATTCTGTTGGTCTATCAAGCATGATGTTGTTTGATGGATCCGAATCTATTTTAATCGACATTTCAAAGTCTGCTGGGTCTGACATTGCTGCGTTTAAAAAGGCATTTAGAATATACAAACAATCTGACCGTAAGGCAGATGGTTTAAATAACGAAAAATATCTTTTACATTTTTGTTCGGATGAATTAATGTTCTCCGACACACAAAAAATTAATCAATCTTATGATGACACTTATGGTAAAATCATTGAAAAGATTTTAGAAGATTACTTAAAAGTTCCTTCTGGTGAAGCCGGTGGTATTTTTGAAGATACTATTGGTATTCGTAATGTTGTTATTCCAAATTTAAGTCCTATTGATGCAGTTCAATGGGTAACAAAAAGATGCCTCGATGATAATCAGGCACCAAACTATGTGTTTTTTCAAAACTTGGCAGGATTTAATTTTGCATCCTTATCTAAGTTACTAACACAAGATGAAATTTTAGATATTACATTTGAACTTAAAAATCAATCTAAAGGTGGTCCTTGGAAAGAAATTGGTGCAGCACGAGCATTTGAAGTAGTTAAACAATCAGATAGTATTTCAAAACAAAGGTCTGGTGTAAATGCCGGTCAATTTATTGGTTTTGACCCATTGACAAGAACAACTGCTAAGAAACAAATTTCTTATGGTGATGTTTACTCAACAATGGAAAATGCCAATGCAAATCCAAACACATCAGAGATTACTGGTCGTGACGGTGTAAAAAGTACCGAAGCATATGAATCCAAGAAAACTATGTCATTGTTTAATACGGCACAACAGTTTAGTAATTACATCAAACAAAAAGCACCAGAGATGTTATCAAAATTGGAGAACCAAGAGAATTGGGTCTTTCAAAGAAAGTCTATTGTTGAAAACTTGATGGCAAAAAGATTGAAAGTTGTTATGCCAGGAAACTTTCAATTGACTTCAGGTTTTAATGTTTATATCAATGCACCAGTTCTTGGTAAAAAATTTGAAGGTGATGATAATGAAGATAAATCGTTGACTGGTAAATATTTGATTGTTGCATCACGCCAAATTATTGGTTACGAAAAACATGAAACAATTATTGAAGTTGCAACCACATCTTCTGAAACACCTGTTCTAACTTCAAGTGCTGAACAATTACAAGAGTTGATGGAGTTCTAATGGCAGATAATGAAAAAGATTTTGCAGGTAAAGGTGGGTTTGTTTGGTGGTTAGGGTATGTTGAAGATAGAATGGATCCACTTAAATTGGGTCGCATCAAAGTTCGTTGCGTTGGTTGGGATGCCGACAACAAAATGGAAGTTCCTATCGATGCATTACCTTGGGCTCAAGTTGCATTTCCAGTAAACAATACTAATCCATATGCACCAAAAGAAGGTGATATGGTTGTAGGTTTCTTTGCAGATGGTGAAGCTGCACAACAAAGAATTGTGTTTGGTGCATTTCCAAGTATTCCACTTAAAGGTGCAAACTCACAAGAGGCGTATAGTGACCCAAGAGAAGATGAGTTAGTAACTGCACCAAGACCTCCTGCATCTAAAGTTTACAATACAGACGGTTCTGGTATTGAAATTACCGAAAAAGAACAAGCGGATCCTTACCCATTACATTTAGATGAACCTACAACTTCTCGTATTGCTCGTAATGATAGTGACACGATTGTTAAAACATTCATTAAAGAACGAAGAAAGAATGTTGTAAAAGAAATAGAAACTGTTAATGGTACATGGGATGAACCAGAAACAAAATATGCCACAGAATATCCATACAACAATGTAATGGAAACAGAATCGGGTCATATTGTAGAATATGACGATACATTTGAGGCAGAACGAATTCATATTGCACATCGCAATGGTTCTTTTATTGAAATGTTTCCTGATGGAGACAGAGTAGAGAAGATTACCAAAGGCAGATATACAATTGTGATGGAAGATGACCATCTATATGTGATGGGTGATTGTAAGATTACTGTTCAAGGTAATGCAGAAGTCTATGTGAAAGAAGATGCTTTTGTTAAAGTGGATAAAAATGTTGAATTGACTGTTGGTGAAAATGTTACCGCAGATATTGGTGGTGATGTTACCGCAACAGTTGGTGGTAGCGCCACGCTTGATATTGGCGGTGATTGTTCTGAAACTGTTGGTGGTGGAAAAACATCCGATGTGAGTGGTGATTATACAATATCTGCTGCCAATTTTACGGTTAGTGCCGGCACAATTAACCTGAACTAATATGTCTGCAAATGTTACTGTGGTTTTGTCAAGCGAAACAGGATTCTCTAGTGGAATTCCAAGTGATGCGTATGGTTTTATAACCGACCCCATTTTACTATCCCGAGCATTAAAATCTGCATGGGAAGGAAGTACCATTTCAGTAGATATATCTTATAGTGCTGAAGTTGATTTAGATGGAACAGGTAATTTAACTTCAGCAGTAATTTCAAATAATCAGTCATCATATGACTTTGCGGCAGTTGGATTAACATATACTAAATTGACTGATTCAACTGCAAGAATTAGTGGTAAAACGGCTAACTTATTTCCTGGTGCCTATTATAGATTTAGGATGCCAGATGGAACATTCAAAGTTTTACCTCCAGACACCACAGAAGAATTTTATGCTTTGGTTGAATATAATATGCCAACTCCCACTTCAAGGGAAGAAACATATCCTGTAACATTGACCATAGAGGCCGCCGGTATTTAACCTAAACAAAATGTCACTAT